CTACGATAACCGCGCATTCAACATGGCTATCTGTTCGTCGTTCATGTCATCAATCCACATACCGTAAATTTCATACACCATCTGCGCAGTTTCATGCCCCATTTGGCTGGCTATAAATGCCGGGTTCGCTCCTGCCGTCAACAGCCAGCAGGCAAAAGTATGCCGCGTATGGTACGGATTACGGCGGCGAATACCAGCACGTTTTACTGCTGCATTCCACCTTGCCCCCAAACTGCTTACCGAGTAATAAGGTTTTTGTTTTCCGTTACACACCCTGGGCATGAAAACAAAATGCAGTTTTTGCTTTTCGGTTCTGCCGTACTCCCGATGATAAAAGGTGATTTCGCTTTTGCGATGATGCCCGGTCAGTTTGTATTGCTCCTTCAGTGCTTCAAGAGCAGGCTGCAGTAGTGTTACTGTTCGGATCCCGGCATTTGTTTTTGGGGGACCGAACATATCAAGTATCGTCAGGTTTCTTCTGACATTCACTATTCCCTTTTCGAGATCCACATCCTCCCACGCCAGAGCTGCCAGTTCCCCGTGACGAAGTCCTGAGTAAACGGCAAATTTCCACAAGTTCTGGCTCTGTCCTTTTTCACTTTCCATTAATGCATTGAATTCTGTTTTAGATAACGGATCAGGCTTTATTCTGTTTCGCTGTAATTTTTTTACTCCTTCAAATGGTTTGGTTGATATAAATCCCGACTGATACGCAAAACGCAACAGCGAACAGAGCAGGGCGATATAGTTATCAACTGTGCGCACGGTTCTTCCTTTTTTGTTGGATCTTGGATTATCCAGGTAAAGCGTTTCTCCATGCAGCAGTTCATTCCGGTAGTTTAAGATATCGCTATAACGAATATGTGATATCGGGGTACTTTCACAAATTATTATTCTGAGTGTTTTTAATTGTGATTTCGTTTTCTTCATTGTGTTTGTTGTTAACTCTGTCTCTTTAATTTTTGTCCAGATATCACAAAGCTCTCCGAACGTTTTTATGACTCTCGTTGTCACCATTTTTGCCCCAGTGCTGGACTGGGGAAAACGTCTTAAATACTCAAATTCACCGGAGTTTATTTCATGAACTATCAGCGCTCTTAAATTTCCGGCCTTTTTAATATTACTGTTTGTAATCTCCCAGCCTTTTAATGTTTCCCGACATCGTTTTCCTCGAAACATGAACCAGATGCGAATGTATCTACCTCTAATCTCGACACCTGTTGGTAATTTAGACATATCATGAGTCTTTGATAAACTGATTTATCTTTGGATAGTTGTACCAGATAATCCCTCGTTTGCTGTCTGGCTTACCTAAAGGAGATACTCGTTTGAAGTGGAAGCCCTCCACCCAACAGTTCTGGCGGTATGCTTCAATTTGTCTGGCCCCCAGACCAGTGCGAAGCATCAGGCCGTATTCAACCATCCACTCTTCATTAAAGATTACTTGTGCCATCGCATCACCTCTGGCAGGCGCCAATGTTAGACTGAAATTGACGCCCGATGTTGATTATTAATAATCAGCTATGAAGTTTTAATTTGAATACAATGCAATTCTCGAGGACTGAAGTTTCTCGCAATTAAAATTTATCAGTTTTACTTTCTGCTCTCTGGAAACGCCTGCTTCTTTTTTACCTGAGAGCATTTTTTCGCATTCTGATTTCGTTAGTTTAGATTTTGAATATCTTGTCCAGTTAGTAGGAGTGCCACCTTCCTTTTCAATAGTGGCGGTAATTTTATACATGAACACCTCCATTATTATTTCCAGTGGTTCGTTTATTCCATCTTTCGAGTGCTTCTTTTTCACTTCCACCATAACCGGTTCGGGATTCGCATCCGTTACACTTCGCTCGGTAATATCCTGAAATGGCTTTCACCGTTACTGATGGACAACCACAAAATGGACATGGTTTAACATTGTCATATCTCATAATTTTTCTCATAAAAAATATTTCAAGTTGGCGGTGCATTACACCGCCAGGCTGAATTATTCCTCTGAATTATCGATTACACTGTATTCCCCGGTTAATACAGAGGAATCTGCAGGATCGATTGTCAGTGGTTCCTTTTCATCCATTGATACTGCACGCTGGATCTCAATTGATACGGGCAAATATTTGAACAGGCGACGAATAGCCGTTTTCTTTGCCATTTCTTCCCAGTGAGTTACCCACGGCCCGTTATTACCAGCTTTACTCAGGCTGCGCACCAGCTCAATCTGTTTGCGCGTCATAACTTCAAACTGAGTACCTCCGTCTTTCAGTCTTGCGACAGCATAGACGTGGGTAACCGGGGCATCTTCGTTTTCTCCCGGGCGGTGTATTAACTTTTCATCAAGGCCAAATTCGAAGCTAAACTCGTCACCTTCACGGACAACACGGGCTGACAGGCTGGCGATTTGACCAGAACGGCGAGCCAGATCAATCATGCCGCGATAGCCAATGATTAGCTGAACGTTCTTTTTACCGCTCTTTTCGTTTTTATTACCAAAAGGCAGTAAATATGCATGACCGAGGGCGCTACCTGGCTCAAGTCCGAGCTGTGAACACTGTACGATCGCACTGACAAAACTCATAGTGTCACAGTTTCCTAACGCCGGAACTTTACGAATTTCTGTGGTGGCGATACGGATCATACGTTCAGCCGTCATATGGCGTGGAAGAGCTGCTGCCAGTTGCTCTTTCATTGATGGCTGGTTAATAAAACTAATCACGTCGCTATTTTTAACTGCTGCTGGTGCACGGTTTCCCTGAGTTTTTTGCAGATCGGCTTTTGCGATTGGTGGTTGCTTAGTCATTTGCATATTCCTTAGCCCAGCGGGGCAGTGATAATGTCTTAATAGCTGGCCATTCATCGGTATTCAGGCAGTCAGACAGGGTTCGCAGATTGCGGTGATATTCCTGTTGACCTGCCAGTTTTGCTTCTTCGCCCATCATGAAAATTTCAACCGGATAACGTCCGCATTCAATAGTTGTGCTGGCAACCAGAAAAACGAAAGTTGGCTGCACTCCAAACTGTGCTTCATAACCGTCACTGTAGAATGCATCCTGAACGTGATAGCGGTAGTCGTAATAAGCGGTTTTGAATCGTTGAATATCCGCCGTAGTTTTCACGTCCATGATCCAGTGAAATTCAGGGATAATTTTGTCCGGACGGCACCGACACAAAATTCCTGTTTCAGGATCTTCCCAGTAAATTGATGATTCAGCGTGTCCGGCGCTTTTAACAAGCCATTGCCCCAGCGGCAAAGCCATAACGCTTTGATACATGAGTTCAATTTTCCGGCCTTCTTCCGCAGTGATAACCGTTTTTCCTGTGCTTGCGCATTCCATCAGAAACGCTTTCTCTTCTTCTTTTCCGGCGTTTGTACGGCGGTTAAATTCAGGTGCTACGATAAAGCGGTTACTGAATTCTTCCGGTTCAAGTACCCGGCAGTGGAAAGCAGTTCCTAAATCGAGCGTTTTTGTCTTTGTGGTGTCCACGGGGGCATTTTTACGCCACAAATATAGTGCCGGAGTATCAGCAATGTCATCGAGCTGAGACTTACTGATACCGGGACCCGCGTGGTAATTCTCATTCGAAATTCCGTAATAAATACCTGGCTCTATGTCTTCTACGATTACGGGATCTGCGACTTCGCCAGTTTCATCACTGCAATCGCGATGCGGATCGCTGCCAGCATTCTCATTGTGCGGATGTTCAGCGCCTTCCATTTCCTCCGGATCATTTTCCTTAGCTTCAACCTGACTCTCTTCATCGAATGTTTCCTGGTATGTTGCGTCGCCCATCACCGCACCACAGTCAGGGCAGTTATCCCCGCCAGTCTGGCCGCAGGCATTGCAGGCTATTTCCGGTTCCTGTTGCACTACTGGCTCAGGTTGATTCATATCTGGGCTGGTTTTTTCCGTTTCTGGCTGGTTCTGGTACACACAATCGCGAGTCTGGATCCCCTTTACCCATTTCGGATCGTTCGGGTCGCTAATTCCGTCAACAAATTCACCACGTGATGCAGCAAGCAATTTATCGTCATCGACAGGATTTTTTGATGGAATGTTTTTCCGGGCTTCATGGAGTTCTGCCCGCAGTTCCTGATATTTCGCATCAACAGAATTTACCTGTGACTGAGCATCCAGCGGCTGCGTGTCCTGATGATGTTCAGTTGCGTCCGGTTCCATTGTTTCAGCCTCTCCCTGTTCAACTGCCGTTGTTCCAGATGGTTGCGGTTTTTCTTCATCATCCTGTTTTCCTTCTTCTGTTACTCGCTGCGGCATCGGGGCAGAGGAGCGACCGCAGGCAATATCCACGATTTCCGGATCAGGGTTGGCATGATCGGTTTCAGTCAGTACTTTGTTCAGATATTCAGTGACGTGCGCGGGGATGACCTCGATCCCAATTGGTGCTTCTTTTACGGACGCAACCACGATGGCGCGGGAATAATCCAGCCCGCCAGGCATGGTGATGAATTTGTCGCGGAAAACAGAAAAGGGCGGTTTATTTTCAGCGATAATTTCCTCAATGCGTTTAGCGTGTGCCGGATGAAGGTTATAGATGTCCAGATCCATTGAACGGGCCAGTACGCCAGTGGCTACGTCGCGCGCCAGTGACGTCAGATCGTGTACGAAACCTTCGCCGCGATCGGTGAGGTTTCCGCCGCCAGCATTAGCACCGGAAGCCGTGCGAGTGATGTGTGAAACACGATAACCCTTCATCCACTCTTTTGTCAGCAGTCCTCGATCGGTGTAGTCAGCGTTCAGGTATGCTTCGAAAAAAGCAGTTATCAGTCCCAGGTTTGAATTACCAGGATTACCATACATGCAACTGTACATAGCTGATTACCTGGCTGACACCATGCATTTGTCAGCAGAGGAGCATGGTGCGTATTTGTTGCTGATGTTCAATTACTGGCAAACAGGAAAGCCAATACCTAAAAACAGGCTGGCAAAAATTGCCCGTCTGACTAACGAGCGATGGGCTGATGTTGAACCATCCTTGCAGGAGTTTTTTTGCGATAACGGCGAGGAATGGGTGCATCTTCGGATTGAGGAAGATCTGGCATCAGTCAGGGAAAAATTAACCAAAAAATCAGCCGCAGGAAAAGCATCTGTTCAGGCCAGAAGAAGCAGAAAGGAAGCAGATGTTCAAACAAAACAAGAGAGAAATTTAACAGGTGTTCAAACAGATGTTGAAGTGGTGTTTGAACATGATGTCAACACAAAGGCAACTAATAAAGATACAGATAAAGATCTAAAAACAGATCCCCCCCTAAATCCCCCCCGGGGGAATCGAGGTGTCAAAAAGTTTGACCCTCTGGATATTACTTTGCCGAACTGGATTTCTGTCTCGCTTTGGCGTGAGTGGGTTGAATTTCGCCAGGCATTGCGAAAACCGATTCGAACGGAGCAGGGCGCTAACGGGGCGATACGGGAGCTGGAAAAATTCCGCCAGCAGGGTTTTTCACCTGAGCAGGTGATTCGACACAGCATCGCCAATGAATACCAGGGCTTGTTCGCGCCGAAAGGTGTTCGACCTGAGACGTTACTCCGACAGGTTAACACCGTCTCGTTACCGGATAGTGCGATCCCGCCAGGCTTCAGGGGGTAACTGACCATGAAAAATATTGCGACAGGCGATGTTCTTGAACGTATCCGCAGACTGGCCCCGTCACATGTAACCGCGCCATTCAAGACGGTAGCGGAGTGGCGCGAGTGGCAACTTTCCGAAGGCCAGAAACGTTGTGAGGAGATCAACCGTCAGAATCGTCAGTTGCGGGTGGAAAAAATTCTGAATCGCTCTGGCATCCAGCCATTGCACCGCAAATGCTCGTTTTCGAATTACCAGGTGCAGAACGAAGGGCAGCGATACGCGTTGAGTCAGGCGAAATCCATCGCTGATGAACTGATGACCGGGTGTACAAATTTTGCGTTCAGCGGAAAACCTGGTACCGGGAAGAACCACTTAGCGGCAGCTATCGGGAATCGCCTGCTGAAAGACGGTCAGACAGTGATTGTGGTTACCGTGGCTGATGTTATGAGTGCCCTGCACGCCAGCTATGACGATGGGCAGTCAGGCGAAAAATTTTTGCGGGAACTGTGCGAAGTGGATCTGCTGGTTCTTGATGAAATTGGCATTCAGCGCGAGACGAAAAACGAGCAGGTGGTACTGCACCAGATTGTTGATCGCCGGACAGCGTCGATGCGCAGCGTGGGGATGCTGACAAACCTGAACTATGAGGCCATGAAAACATTGCTCGGCGAGCGGATTATGGATCGCATGACCATGAACGGCGGGCGATGGGTGAATTTTAACTGGGAGAGCTGGCGTCCGAATGTCGTCCAGCCAGGAATTGCGAAGTAATTTTTACCGGGAGAAAAATTTAATGGAGACTGTTTTTGACGCACTGAAAGCAATGGGAAAAGCCACATCCATAGAACTTGCTGCGCGACTTGATATCAGTCGTGAAGAAGTGCTGAACGAACTATGGGAACTGAAAAAGGCTGGTTTTGTTGATAAAAGCGCGTACACCTGGCGTGTGGCTGATAACAATGTTCAGCAGGAACAGCCAGCGCAGGCAGAACTGCCGGAAGAAATCACCACAGCAACAGTAGCGAAAATCTCAGAGTGCGATTTAACCGCGACGATTGAACAACGAGGACCACAAACGGCTGATGAGCTGGCTACATTGTTTGGTACCACATCACGCAAAGTGGCTTCAACGCTGGCAATGGCAATCAGCAAAGGTCGTCTGATTCGCGTAAATCAGGGCGGTAAATTTCGTTACTGCATACCGGGCGATAATTTACCAGCAGAGCCGAAAGCAGCATCGGTAGCGGAAACTGATGGTAAGGCCTTTCCTCAGACCGCAGGTGTTGCGTTACCAGTACAGGAGGCTGCAACACAGGAAGATATTAAAACAGAAACTGTGGCGGACATTGTGCAGTCGCTGCCATCGTTTACTGAAACGCGAGCGGATGACCTGGTTTTACCATCACTGCATATGGCAAACCGCGAACTGCGTCGGGCGAAAAATCATGTCCAGAAGTGGGAGCGTGTCTGCGCCGCGCTGCGTGAGTTGAACAAGCACAGGGATATTGTACGACAGATTACTGATTCTTCCCGCCATGTTGCATCGGAAAAGTGATTGCCGGAGGCACCTATGGCAAAAGTATTTACACCAGAAGAGCGAGAAAAAATTAAAGGACAGGTTGTTGAACTTGTACCTCTGAGCGGTCGCGAGACGTTACGGGCTCTGGAGGCTAAAACCGGTGCATCAAGGTATTACATAAGCACTCTCGCCAGAGAACTAGTCGCCAGTGGTGATGTTTACAATTCAGGCTACGGATTATTCCCGTCTGAGCAGGCGCGTAAAGACTGGCAAAACGCCCGCAAAAAACTATCAAGGACAAAGGTGAAGAAACCGGTTGTGGTTGATCCTGACCTTATCTGGTCATTACCAGACGGAGAAATACGCCGTTACGACAGGCGTCTGAACATAATCTGTCGCGAGTGCCTGAAGAGTGAAGTTATGCAGTGA